GCTTGCTGTGCGGGGACTCCGCCAGTCGCGAAGACGTGGACCGTCTGATGGCCGGCGAGATAGCGGATCTGGTCAACACCGATCCTCCCTACAACGTGCGCGTCGAGCCGCGCTCGAACAACGCCATTTCCGCCGCGCTGAGCTCGTTCGGCGGTCTTCAGCATCACCAGAGCCTTACTTTTCACCTCGGTCAGGCGCACCGGCAAGAAGCTGCGCCCCAAGGATCGCCCGCTGGCTAACGACTTTCTCAAGGACGCCGATTACGACGTACTGCTCCGGCAGTGGTTCTCCAATCTGGCCGCGGTGCTCAAGCCGGGCGGGGCCTTCTACATCTGGGGCGGTTACGCCACCTGCGCCAACTACCTGCCGGCGCTCGAGGAGTCCGGCCTCTATTTCTCTCAGGCCATCATCTGGGTTAAGAACCAACCCGTACTCACGCGAAAAGACTTCATGGGGGCGCATGAATGTGCATTTTATGGCTGGCGTGAAGGTGCAGCGCACTGGTTCAACCCGGAGACCAGGAATGCCACCGACGTGTGGGAGGTGAAGAAGGTCCACCCGATGGTGATGGTGCACTTGACTGAGAAGCCAGTGGAACTGGCAGTGCGGGCACTGACCTACTCCTCACGCCCGGGCGAGGTGGTGTTGGACTTGTTCGGCGGCTCGGGAAGCACGCTGATTGCGGCCGAGAAGCTGGGGCGCCGGGCCCGGCTGATGGAGATCGATCCGGCCTACGTGGATGTAATCGTGCGGCGCTGGCAGGAGTTTACGGGCCAGAAGGCGATACTGGATGGCGATGGTCGCGGCTTCGACGAGGTGGCCGATGAGCGACGCCGAGTACCGACGTGAAATCGAGCGCTGTCAGCGTGAGATTGCCGAGATCGAGAGCCTACTATCGAGCGGTCATCGGGATGTGGCGGGGCTGTGCCTGGCGCTCGCGGATTGGAGCGCGGAGTTGCGGCTGCTCGAAGAGGAACGCCGCCGGGTGCACGCCTCGGCGGAGTCGGAGGTGCGGTGATCAGCTGGGGAGACGGTGGTGCAGGCGCTCGCGCTTGCGGCGGGCGACCGTGTGCTCCAGTGACTGGCAGGGGGAGGGGGATGTAAATTGGGCGAACCGCGCCAGCTCATGAGCCAGGCTGAGTACGCTCGGCACCGCAGAGTCAGTCGCCAGTACATCAGCCGGCTGGTCAAAGCCGGCGTGCTGGTCATGCGCGGCAGCAAGGTCGATGTGGCCGCCTCCGACGCCGTGCTCGATGACCGCCCGGAGAAGGTTTCGGAAGCCGCCACCAGTGGTCCTGTAGAGACGGGTGCGCAGGCGACGACCTATGCGCAGGCCAAGTTGGCCGACATGCTCTTCCGTGCCAGGTTGCGCAAGCTCGAATACGAGACCAGGTCGGGCAAACTGATCCCGACTGACGAGGTCAAAGCTGTGTGGTTCAAGCAAGCCCGGCAGATTCGCGACAAGCTACTCGCCGTGCCGTCCAAGCTGGCGCCGCAGTTGGCGGCACTGACTGAGGTGCGGGCGGTGCGGGAACTGCTCGACGCAGAGATTGAGGGGATCTTAAAGGGCCTCCAGGATGACATCCGCTACCGCCGTCATTGACGACTGCCTAGAGCAGTTGGCAGCGGGTTTTGAGCCGCCGCCGCGGCAGACGGTGTCAGAGTGGGCGGACCAGAATCGGTGGCTGTCCTCGGAGGCTTCGGCCGAGCCGGGCCCATGGCGCACCGATCGGGCGCCCTATCAGCGCGCCATCTTGGATGCGCTGACGCCCTACAGCCCATACGAGTACGTGGTGATGATGGCGGCGGCACAGACGGGCAAAACGGAAGTGGCCTTGAACCTGGTCGGCTACATCATCGACCGTGATCCGGGGCCGATCCTGGTGGTGCTGCCGCGGGTCGAGGACGGCGAGGCCTGGAGTAAGGACCGCCTGGCGCCGATGCTGCGCAACACGCCGTGCCTGGTGGGCAAAGTGGCGGACGTCCGGACGCGCGACTCGAACAACCGCATCCTGCACAAGCAGTTTCAGGGCGGCAGCATCACCATCGCGGGGGCTAACTCGCCGGCTGGCCTCGCCATGCGGCCCATTCGCTACGTGCTGCTCGATGAGGTGGACCGCTATCCGGCCTCGGCGGGCACCGAAGGCGATCCGGTGAGCCTGGCAATCAAGCGGTCGGCCACCTGGTGGAACCGCAAGATCCTGCTGGTCTCAACGCCGACGGTAAAGGGTGCCAGCCGCATCGAGAGCTGGTGGCTGCGCAGCAACCAGTCCAGCTACTGGGTGCCTTGTCCGGAGTGCAACGGCTACCAGGTGTTGGTCTGGCCGAACCTGGAGTGGCCCGAGGGGCGGCCGGAGGAGGCGCAATACCGTTGCGAGCACTGCGGTGTGCTGATTGCGCCGCACCGCAAGCCGTGGATGCTGGCGCGCGGCGAGTGGCGGGCGGCTAACCCGAAGTCCAAGATCGCGGGCTTTTGGATTTCCCAGCTCTACTCGCCGTGGAAAGAGTGGCCGGAGACGGCGGCCGAGTTTTTGGAGGCCAAGCATGGCGGGCCGGAGACGCTGCGTGCCTTCATCAACACGGCGCTGGGTGAGCTCTGGGACGACGAAGCGGAGACGAGCGTCGGGGTGGCGACACTCTTGAACCGGCGCGAGGTGTTCGGCGCGCGTCTACCGGCTGGCGTGTCGGTGCTCACGGCTGGAGTCGATGTCCAAGTGGATCGGATCGAGCTCGAGCTAGTGGGCTGGGGGCGCGGCGAGGAATCGTGGTCGATCGAGTACCGCGTCTTTACGGGCGATCCGAGTGCACCTCAAGTCTGGCAAGCGCTCGATGAGTATTTGAAGCGCGAATGGCCGCATGAGTATGGCATCAAACTGCCGGTGGCCGCTTGCGCGATTGACTCGGGCTTCCACACCCAGGCGGTGTATGAGTTCTGCCGGACGCGCTACGGGCGGCGCATCTTTGCCATCAAGGGCAAGGGCGGTCCGCTGCCGGTGTGGCCGAAGCGGCCGAGCCGGAGCACGCTGGGCCGCACGCCCTTGTGGATTGTAGGCGTCGATAGCGCCAAAAGCGTCATCTACAGCCGGCTCAAAATCGAGCAGCCGGGGCCTGGCTACTGCCACTTTCCGCTGGAGCGCAACGAGGAGTTCTTCGAGCAGTTGCTCTCGGAGGTGCTGGTGACGAGCTACGCGCGTGGGGTGCCGGTCAGGGAGTGGCGGCGCAAGAAGGGCGTGCGGGGCGAGGTACTCGATGCCCGGATCTATGCCTACGCGGCGCTGTGCGGGTTGGTCTCGATGGGCTTTAGGTTGGACGCCGAGGCTGAACGGATCGCAGCGCTCAGGCCAGCGGCCGCGAGCGAGGACAAGCCCGTGGCGCCCGAGTGCAAGGTGTCCACGGCGCCTGAGCGCAGAGTGCTGCGCAGCCGGTGGATGGAGTCTGGGCTGCGAATCCTGTAGGAGGGTAGCTCGTGATAGAATCAGCATTCTGGGTCCCGCACTGGGTGTAATGATTCGCGAGTTACGGATTTGGTGGCGGCTGCGGCCGCTGATTAAACGATTCCAGGAGCTTAGCAAGATGAAGTTCTCAGTAAATGTTGCCATTCAGATGTTGGCGTTGGTGGCGCAAGCCATCAACGTCACGCAAGACTTGCTACCTGAGCGTGGTAAGTTCTGGGCCATGGTCGGATTGTCTGCTGTTCAGGGTCTTACTGCCGTGCTCGCCCACTTCGCCAACCCGGACGGCACGCCTGTGGAGGCACCCTACGTCAAGAAGGGTAAATAGAGATGCCCGTGCGAATTGCTCCGAAGCAGCTTACGCTGCCCGACGAAGCCTACTATCCGATCGAGCGCCTGTACTTGTTTGATCGGCATACCCGCGCTACCTGGGAGCAGACCTTCGGTGAGCAGGCGCCGCCCTGGAACAAGGAGCGCCGGATCAAGCGCTGGGCCGATACCACGGCTCTTGAGCGCGTCTCGGACCCTGACAACCAGTTGGTCGAGTACACCTGGTTTGACCATGCAAGCGCGAGCTTCAAGAAGATGAGCTTGACGGCGAGTGAGGCGGCGACGCCGAATTTGCCGGGCAAATACGTTTATCCGAAGTACCAGATTGCGCCGACGCCGGCCGTGGTCGTCGGTCCGCCCCCGCTTGAGCCCTCGCCGCTGCGGCCGGACTGGCTGTCCCATCGGGCCGAGGCGGAGGCGCTCAAAAACGAGCTCGGCGGTGATGAAGTGGTCGAGGGTCTTTCTTTCACCACGGGTCCGTTCCGGATCGACTGGCGCGGCGAGACGCGCCGGCAGTGGCTGATCAAGATCGGCGGTGATTATCACAACGCCGGGGCGCTGCTGGCGATGAAGAACGCCAACGGCGTGGGCGCGCCGGGCAAGTGGGAAAAGACGCGCACCGGACCGGTCTGGGTGAGCTTCGCGCAGGACACCGGCGAACAGGACCCGCGTCCGGAGATTCCGATCCCCTGTCGGCCGCTCGATCCGATCGAGGAGATCTACCGGACGCCGTTCGGCGTGGTGGTCTACCGCAAGGACAAGGAGTCGCCGTACAATCCGAAGCCCGCATCGCAGGGCGGCCTGACGGCGGAGCAGGCGGCGGCATTGGCTCGTATTGATGCCAATGTCCAGCAGTTACTGGTGCTGAGTTTGGCCGAACGCAAGTAAGCGGCGATGTACACCGACGAGCAGCTCCAGGCACTGCGCGATGCGCTGGCTAACGGCGTGCGCCGGGTGCGGTTCGAGAATCGAGAGATCGAGTACCGCAGCATCGAGGAGCTCAAGGCCGCCATCGCCGCTGCCGAGGCCGAGCTGGCTAAAAGCCGAGGTGCGGTGGTGAGGCAGATTCGCGTTTTCACCGAGAAGGGATTCTGACACGTGGGTTTCTGGAAGCGGCTTCAGGCGGCGATCTTCCCCCGGCGGCGGGCGGCGTCTGATTACGAGGCTGCGGCGGCGACACGTCGCACCACCGGGTGGTTCCCGGCGACGAGCGATATCAACACGCTCGTCTTCCGGAACCTGGACACCCTGCGCAGTCGCTCGCGCGACATGGTGAGGCGCAATCCCTGGGCGGCGAATGCGCTCGATGCCTTTGTGGCCAACGCCATCGGTACCGGAATCAAGCCGCAGTCGCTTCATCCGGATCCGCGGCTCAAGGAGCAGATTCAGGAGTTGTGGCTCCGCTGGACCGATGAAGCCGACGCCAGCAATCTGACGGATTTCTACGGCTTACAGGCTCTGGCCTGCCGGACGGTGATGGAGGCAGGCGAGTGCTTGATCCGCCTGCGGCCGCGACTTCCCAAGGACGGTCTCTCGGTTCCGTTGCAACTCCAGCTGCTCGAACCCGAGCATCTGCCGACGGGCGAGACCAGAAAGCTGGAGAACGGCAACTACATCCGGGCCGGTATCGAGTTCGATCTTATCGGGCGGCGTGTTGCTTATTGGCTCTATCGCGAGCATCCCTTCGATGCGCTCAACCCGGTGGCCTCGACCGAGCTGGTCCGCGTGCCGGCCGATTCGGTCCTGCACCTATTCCGGCCCATTCGGCCCGGCCAGTTGCGCGGCCAGCCGTGGCTTACGCAGGTGCTGGTGAAGCTCTATGAGCTCGACCAGTACGACGATGCCGAGCTGTTGCGCAAGAAGACGGCCGCCATGTTTGCCGGATTCATCTTGAAGAACGCGCCCGAGGACCAGATGCTGGGCGAGACGGCGACGGATCAAAGCGGCACCGCTCAGGCTGGCCTCGAGCCGGGCACACTGCAAGTGCTGCTGCCGGGCGAGGACATCAAGTTCTCCAACCCGGCCGACGTAGGCGCCAATTACGAGACCTTTATGCGCGTGCAACTGCGCTCGATCGCGGCCGGCATGGGGATCACCTACGAGCAGTTGACCGGGGATTTGACCGGTGTGAACTACTCTTCGATCCGTGCCGGGCTGCTCGAGTTCCGTCGCCGCTGCGAGCAGTTCCAGCATCAGGTGATCGTCTACCAGTTCTGCCGCCCGGTGTGGCAACGGTGGATTGAGGCGGCCTTACTGAGTGGCGCGCTACCCAAGCAGGGCGACGTGGCGCTCTACTACGACGCCAAGTGGATTCCGCCAGGCTTTGCCTGGGTCGATCCGTTAAAGGATATCAAGGCCCAGATTATGGCGGTGCGCGCGGGCTTCAAGAGCCGCTCCGAGGTGGTCAGCGAGCAAGGCTACGACGCCGAGGCGATCGACCGCGAGATTGCGACCGATAATGCTCGGGCCCGTGAGCTGGGGCTGAACTACGACACCGATCCAGGCGGTGGCAGCGAGGGGGCATGATGCGACGCGAAGAAGTTCTGCGCCTGTTCGGCGGCAAGCCGCTGCTGATTGAGGCAACGAAGCTCGATGCCGCCTACGGCGTGCGGAGACCGTATCGACTCCAGGATGGCGTGGCCGTCATCGACATTGCCGGCCTGCTCGCCAACGAGCCGTCGCTCTTCGATGCGATCCTGATCGGCGCGACGGCGTACGGCGATATTCTCGCGGAGGTCGAGCAGGCCATCGCCGATCCCGAGGTGCGCGCCGTTCTGCTGCGAGTCAACTCGCCGGGCGGCGACTCGGAGAACGCCTTCGAGACCGCCGCCGCGCTCAGAGAGTTTGCGCGCCGGAAACCGATCTGGGCGGTGGCCGATAACTCGATGTTCAGCGCGGCGTACTTACTGGCGACAGCGGCCGAGCGCATTTATGTGCCCGAGTTCACCGGCGGAGTCGGTTCGATCGGTATTTACGCCGAGCACGTTGACTGGAGCGAGTACAATCGTAAGTTGGGGGTCAAGGTTACATATATCGCCGAAGGCGAGGGTAAGACCGATGGTAACCCCAACGAGCCGCTGTCGGAGACGGCGCGGGCGGCGCTCGAGGCCGAGGTCCGGCGACTCTATGGGCTGTTTGTCTCGGCCGTAGCTCAGCGACGCGGTTTGAGCGAGCAGGCGATTCGAGAGTTGGGCGCCGCGCTTAAGTACGGCCCGGACGCCGTGGCCGCCGGCCTGGCCGATCGCACTGGCACCTTCCGCATGGCGCTCGCGGATCTGGTCGCGTTCACAAGATCTATTTCGATTCCACAGGGAGGGAAACGCATCATGACTGAGGAAACGGTTCGGGCTGCAACGCCCGAGCCTACCATTGATCTGGAAGCGATCCGTGCCGAAGCGCGCCGCGAAGGCTACGCCGAGGCACGCGAGATCGTTGAGCTGTGCGCCCTGGCCGGCATGCCGGCCAAGGCCGCCACGTTGCTGGCGCGTGGGGTTACCACTGCGGAAGCGCGCCAGTATCTCGTCGAGGCCCGCGCGGCCGAAGACGCTACAGAAATCCGCTCGCATGTGATGCCGGATGCAGGCACGAGCGCCAAGGTGCCGCTCGAGCAGCATCCGGTCGTCAAGGCGGTGGAGCGGCTGACGAAAGGAGGAGTGAACTGACATGGCTGTCAAGACCGAACCCAACTATCTCGGAGACTGGCTGAAGTTCGAGGAGGACCACCTCTATAGCCGCGACCAAGTGACCGTGGTTTCCGGCCAGAATCTCAAGACCGGCACCGTGGTCGGCATTGTCACCGCCACGGGCAAGGTCAGGCAGCTGGCGCCGTCGGCTAATGACGGCTCGCAGAACGCTGTTGGCGTGCTTGTGGGCGATGTCGATGCCACTGCCGGTGACAAGCCGGGTGTCATCATCGCGCGGCACGCCATCTGCTCTGATAAGGGGCTGGTGTGGCCAACCGGGATTACGGGGCCGCAGAAGAGTACCGCCCTGGCGCAACTCAAGGCCCTGGGCATTCTAGTTCGAGAGGGAGCGTAACCGATGCTGAATCCATTCTCTGCCAGTGCTTTTGATTTGACGGCTCTGACGGCCGCCATTAACAGAATCCCCAACAACTATGGGCGCCTAGAGCAGCTGAACCTGTTCCCGCCAGTCGGTGTCCGCACGCGCACCATCGTTATTGAGGAAATGAACGGCGTGCTCAACCTGCTGCCTACGCGGCCCGTGGGATCGCCAGGTACTTTGGGCACGCAGGGCAAGCGCAAGGTGCGCTCGTTCGTCATCCCGCACATTCCGCACGACGATGTCGTGCTGCCCGAGGAGGTCCAGGGCATCCGGGCTTTCGGATCGGAGACGGAGATTGACACGGTGGCTAGCCTCATAGCGCAGAAGCTTCAGACCATGCGTAATAAGCACGCCATCACGCTTGAGCACCTGCGCATGGGCGCGCTCAAGGGTGTGATTTTGGATGCCGACGGCTCGGTCCTCTACGACCTCTATCAGGAGTTTGAGATCACGCCAAAGGTGGTCAACTTCGCTCTGAACAACGCCGCGACCGAGGTGCTGACTAAGGTGCTCGAGGTGAAGCGCCACATCGAGGAGAACCTCAAAGGCGAGTTCATGACCGGCGTGATGTGCCTGTGCTCGCCGGGCTTCTTCGATGCGCTGACCACGCATCCCAAGGTCAAGGAGGCCTATCAGCGCTGGCGCGATGGCTTGGTGCTGTTCTCGGACAACCGCACCGGGTTCACCTTCGGCGGTGTGACGTTCGAGGAGTACCTCGGCCAGGCGACCGATCCCAATGGCACGGTGCGCAAGTTCATCGCTGACGATGAAGCGCACTTTTTCCCGCTTGGCACGGCGAACACCTTCCGCACTTACTTCGCTCCGGCGGACTTCAACGAGACGGCGAATACCTTGGGCCAGCCGCTCTACGCCAAGCTGGAGCCGCGCAAGTTTGGGCGGGGTACCGACTTGCACACGCAATCGAACCCGCTGCCGATCTGCCACCGGCCCGAAGTGCTGGTCAAAGCGACCAAGGCCTGAGTCATGGCTGGTTGGGCCTCGCTGGTCGACGGGCTGAACGAGCAGGTACTCTCGGC